CTCATCTCGGCCATCGGGGTGCTCCTGTCTCAAGGATTGGGCTTCAACAACCACAATCCTCTCAGACGGGAGCCCTTCCCTCTATCCGTTCACCCCACTCCCGCGCCAGCGGGTTCGTTCAATCCCCTGATTGTCAACAGACCCGAGACGACGTCGGCCAAGCCGGATGGAGCTACACATTCTTGGGACGTTCGAAAATCAGGTGCACCATGTCATAATAGCATCAAATTCCTTGACATAGAGCCACATTAGGTATATATACTGATTAGTGAGCGCCCGACGTGTGCCCAGATCTGCCGGTGCCCCGCTAGCGGGTCTTTTTATGTCACTAACCAGCAACCAAGGAGCATTCTCGCCATGGGTGGGTTTGGGATCTTCGACTTGCCGTCACCATCTGCCCCATCGCTCCCGTCACCAGCAACGGAGCCAGATGTCGAGGAAGTCGAGCGTCAGAAAAGGCTGGACGCCCTTGCGCGAAAACGTCGCGGCCTTCCCGGTACCATTGCCACTTCACCGCGTGGCCTGCTCGCCCTTAGCGATTGGGCACCAAAACGAAAGTCCCTTTTGGGAGAATAAATATGATTGCTTTAACCCCGAAAGGCGTCATCGAGCGTTACCAAAGGGCCAGAGAGAGGCGTAGCAACTGGGAAAGCCACTGGCAGGAATGCTATGAGTATGCGCTTCCCTATCGCGACTCAGCCGTCCGACTCACACAATCTGGGGAGAAGAAAGGCGACAAGCTGTTCGACGGCACTGCCCCGGATGCGGTAGATCAATTGGCAGCAAGCCTTATGGCGCAATTGACACCGCCTTGGACAACTTGGTTCGGCTTTGCCGCAGGACCAGACGCCAATTTCGCCGAGCGCCAAGAATTGGAACCAGAGTTGGAGCGCATAACGACTGTGCTCCGGTCGCACATCGATCACTCCAACATTTCCGTCGAGTTGCACCAGTGTTACCTGGACTTGGTGACGGCGGGCACCGCTTCTCTGATGTTCGAGGAAGCAGCCCCAGGCGAACCCTCGGCGTTCCGATTTACAGCCGTGCCTTTGACGCAGTTGGTACTAGAAGAAGGACCGTCAGGGCGCCTCGACACGACGTTCCGCCGCAGCGAACTGACGCCCGCACAGTTGACTGCCCGATTTCCAGCGGCTAGTTCAACCGACATACTGGCACATTGGTTCAAGGAGAAATCCGACAGTCACATCTCGATCATCGAGTCTGTGATACCAGATGAAGTCGGCTATTCCTACCTCGCTGTAGCCGAGCCGGGCGCCGTTACGGTCGGCGAACCGGTTGTGCTTGCAGAAGGACGGTTTGCGTCCTCTCCATTCATCAATTTCCGTTGGTTGAAAGCACCTGGAGAGGTGTACGGCCGCTCACCGGTGATGAAAGCTTTGCCCGACATCAAAACTGCCAACAAGGTGGTGGAACTGGTGTTGAAGAACGCTTCGATCGCCGTAACGGGAATGTGGCAAGCAGACGACGACGGCGTTATCAACCCGGCGACAATCAAACTGGCGCCCGGAACAATCATTCCTAAAGCAGTGGGTTCAGCGGGACTCACGCCCCTCGAAGCCCCTGGTCGGTTTGATGTTTCCGAACTTGTTCTTGAGCAACTTCGAGGGCGGATTCGAAAAGCCCTCTTTGTCGACCAACTCGGACAAGTAAACGGCCCCCGAATGACCGCTACGGAGGTACTTGAGCGTTCCGCTGAGATGGCGCGGGTTCTTGGCGCTACTTACGGGCGTATCCAATCTGAGCTACTTACCCCTCTCGTGATTCGAGCAAGGGCAATACTCGCCCGACGGGGGGAGATCTCAGATTTTGCGGTCGATGATCGCATCGTTGCGCTCACATACAAGACACCACTGGCACGCTATCAAGCCCAACAAGACGTCCAGAACACGATCCTTTGGCTTGAAACCGTAAAGACCATGGGTCCCGAAGCACTAATGGCCGTTGATCAGGCAGCCGCTGCTCGGTGGTTGGGGCGATCCTTGGGGGTACCTGGTGAGCTAATTCATGAATTGCCATCTGCGGTTGTGTTGGAGTCTGAAATTGGAAATATTTTGGCGCAAGGCGCTGCTGCCATTGCTAATGCATCTGCTACGCCAATCGTCGATGGCGGTGCTTCCCCCTCAACGAAAGATCTCAATAACCAGAAAGGGGAATTGACCGATGCGAGGTCATGATTCCGGATGGAATTGGTTCGATGAGGCCGGTGACGAGGTTGAGGGTGGAGCACCTACGGCAGGCATCCCTGCGGATTTGCTAACATCTTATGTGCGCACTTTCCGTAGTGAGCACGGATATCAGGTAATGCGGCACCTGCGCAGAATAACTTTGGAAAGAAGTCTTGGGCCTGATGCTCCCGATTCTCTCCTCCGTCACCTAGAGGGTCAGCGGCAACTTGTAAATTTCATTGCATCTCTTATAAAACGGGGTAGCAATCAAGGAAGTAATCTCGAATATACGAAGAGTAACAGCAATCACCGAGGTGTGGAGATCAAGAATGACTGAAAGTCTACTCGAAGTAGATGCGGGCGATCCCCAGGATAGGTTGGATGCTCATGCTCAAGGTCCCGAACTTAGCAACCCCCAAAGGCCATCGGGCATCCCTGAAAAATTCTGGGACGAAGAACTGGGACAGATTCGAACAGATGGGCTTGTTAAGTCATACATTGAGTTAGAACGCAAGCTCGGCAGCCTTAATGAAAACGCCATTCCTGAGTCTCCGGAAAACTATAAAATCAATGTTGACAATGAAATATTAGCAAGTGATTTGGAAGTCAATAAACGCCTCCATGAAGCGGGTTTCACTCAAGAGCAAGCACAAGTAGTTTACGATATAGCAGCCGAACGGTTTCCCACGATGATTGCCGAAGTTGCATCGGTCTTTGAGGCAGACGCTCAACTTGGGAAACTCGTCACGCACTTCGGCGGAGAAGAAAGATGGCGGGAAACCGCCCGTCAGATCGAATCCTGGGGTCAGTCCAGATTGCCGAGGCCGGTCTTTGAGGCCCTGTCGACGACTTACGACGGGGTGTTAGCAATCCATCGAATGATGGCAGGTGATGAGCCTGGTTTACTTCATCAAGGCTCCACAGGCGACGGCACGCCGAGCGAGGCTGAACTCAAGAAATTGATGCGCAATCCAGCGTACTGGCGTGATCAGGATCCCGCGCTAGTCGAAAAAGTGAGGACGGGGTTCCGCAATCTTTATCGTGAGAAGGGGTGAGCGCGCTTCGCTCGCATGGCTCCCCCACGGGGCGCCGGTATCCGGGAACCGGCGCCCCGTATCCATTGGAAACGCAATCATAACCGGCGGGGAGCTACCTGAGGGAAGTTGTCCCGCTGGACGCGGCAACAATTTACCTATGCGCGTCGGACAACCCTGAGCAGCTTCATCGTTCGCTCTTGGCCCGGCGAGTTCTGTGCGCTTCAGCGTTCGGCGGGCAATCCAGAACCGGTCGTTGGCGCTCCGACCAAAATCATTCCTCAATAGTGATAGGAGAGACGTACATGTCGACGCAAGTCGCCCTGTCGTTCATCAAGAATTTCGAAGCCGAAGTTCATGTCCAGTATCAGCAGATGGGCTCCAAGCTGCGCAATACGGTGCGCACCAAGAATAGCGTCGTTGGCGCGACCACGACGTTCCAGAAAGTCGGCAAAGGCACAGCCAGCACCAAAGCTCGTCACGGTAAAGTACCTGTAATGAACGTCGACCACACACCGGTCGAGTGTACCCTTCAGGATTACTTTGCCGGCGATTGGGTGGACAAGCTTGACGAGCTTAAAACCAACATCAACGAGCAGCAGGTAGTCGCCAAGGCCGGAGCCTATGCTCTCGGGCGAAAAACCGACGAGTTGATCATTTCCCAGCTGGCCGCTGCGAACAACTACGCCGATGCCGATACCGACGGGCTTACCAAGCCAAAAATTCTAACGGCCTTCGAGATGTTGGGAGAGGCAGACGTTCCTGACGACGGTCAGCGGTTCGCTGTGATCGGGTGGAAACAGTGGAGCGACCTCCTCAACATCGACGAGTTCGCCAACGCAGACTACGTCGGCGACGACCAACTGCCTTGGAAAGGAACCCAGGCCAAAGGTTGGTTGGGAACGTTGTGGATTCCGCATTCGGGGCTACCCAAGAGCGGCAATGTCCGACACTGCTATTGGTACCACAAAACCGCGGTCGGCCACGCCATCGGCTCGGAGGTCAAGACGGATATCACGTGGCACGGTGACCGAGCGGCCCACTTCATCAACAATATGATGAGCCAGGGCGCCTGCCTCATTGACGGGTCCGGCGTTGTGACCATGCGCTGCCTCGAAAGCTAAGGAGTAAAGAACGAATGGCATACGATCCTAAGAACCTTAGCGTGTTAGCCTATGCTAACGGTTTCACGCTTTGGCATTACACGACAACGGACACGGGGGCCGCGGCTGACAATGCTGGATACTTTAGCGGCGCCGCCGAGATGGTCCGAGTCGGCGACATGATCCTCGCTAACGTTGACACCGACGGAACACCCGGCGCGGGCATTTTCTTGGTCAATGAAAACGCGAGTGGTGTCGTCGACGTGGCCAACCTGACCTCTGTTGGTGCCACCGATACCGACTAAGCAATCCGATACAGAACCGCTAGTCGGTGGATCTATATGTCTCCGCTGGCCATTGGCCAGCGGAGACAGGTTTCTCGTAACTGTTGCTGAACGAACAACCAAGTGCGAGCTTGGCCCGGCATGTTTATCTTGATAAATGGTACACAAAAATTTTACTATATTAGTAATTAGTTCCGAAAATAGCACAAAATATATTACTTTTGCACCAAATACACTACATCTGAACGTTTTGCGCTATGATAGTTATGGCGCATACAACCAGCATATAGCACGTGATTTCG